ATGCGAGATCTTAAGTCTATAATGTCTTGACTAAATTGTTTTAGTGCTTCGTCTTTTTGTTTTTCTAATTCAATTCTTTTTTCAGCTTCTGCTATTGCGTTTTCCATTTCGGCAAAAGAAAAAGTAGCAAGTTCTGTGCTAGCTCTCAACGCCGCACCAAACGATGTGCTACCACCTACTAGTTGCTGGAATGCAGCTTCTGACATGCCGCCAGCTCGTGCTTCAACTTCTTTTTTGACATTTTCAAAAAATTGCAACTGAGCGCCTACATCCATATTTTTTAGATTTGCTGCATCATTTCTAAAAGTTTCGCTCATTGCCATAAGACCTTCTGACACACTTCCTGGTTTTGGAATGCCGTCTACCATATCAGTCACAGCTTCTGCCATTTCAGGACCTAAACTACTACTCACTGTCATAGCAGCTCTGAAGTTTTTCTGCTGGTCATCATTCATTCTAGAAATAGCTTGAGCATTTCTAGCATCTTCCATTTTTGCTGTAAGCTCTGCTTGTATTGCTTTTCTTTGCTTGCCTGTTACAGCTGATAACAGCATTAGTTCTTCACCGTAGGCAGCTAATTCTTCTTCTGATACTTTATTGTTTCTTCTGTCAACTCCGTACTGCCTGTCTTGATATTCTGTGTAGTCTAGCAGTAGATCATTAAGATCAGCTACACTAAAGCCTAAGTTCATTAATTCTTTGCCTGGACCTTTTCTAAAATCTCTAGACATTTGACCAAATGCTAATCCAGCAGTTGCGGTTGTTGCACCAAACAATCTCATACGATCAGCGTTTTCAGTAATAACACCTACAAACATATCAAAAGGCATTGCTGCATTTGCAGCGGCCAGTCTTAGGCCGTTGAGTCCAACACCAAATGTTGCACCTGCTTCACTGAGTGACCTGAAGGCGGCAAGATTAGCATCAAGAAGTCCGGCGAATCGTCCAAGTATTCCACCTACGAATGGAACAATTTTTGCAAAACTTTCAAGACTGTCTTCTGAACCAAATAAAGCTTTGGTAAAGTTTGCAACACCACCAAGTAGTTGTCCGGTTACTGCACCGCCAAATGATAGAATTGCTTTAGTTGCTCCATTGATAGCATTTCGGAATTTTTGGACTGGTTTTCTGTTTTTCTTCTCTTCTTTATTTTTTTCTTTTTGCTGAAAAGTTGATTCTTGAATTATTTTATAATTCTCTTGTAATATTGCTTGCGCCTTTTTAGGATCCATGCCGCCGCCCTGAGCTTTTGCCATAGACTCCATAGCCGCAACTAATCTAACTAGAGTAACTTCACTTGCTACTCCGCCAGCGCCGCCTACATTACCAATATCAACTTCTTCTGCCAAAATTTATGCTTCCTAGTTAACTACGCATATAAATAAATTAGATACATACTTATATTATGTATTTATACGGAGAAAGATCATGGCAGAATTTAACCCTTTAACTGCTGATGCTAACTTAAAATCATTAGCTGACACAGGTAAAAACCCCTTAGAACAATATTTTAGACAACCTAAAGTATACATAACCCTTCCTAGTAAAGGAAAATATTATGCAGATGGAGCATTAGATATTCCTGAAACTGGTGAATTTCCTGTGTATGCAATGACAGCAAAGGACGAACTAACTATGAAAACACCTGATGCTTTGCTAAACGGAGCTGCAACAGTTAGTGTTATTAAAAGTTGTATTCCTAATATTGTTGATCCCTGGGAATTGCCTAGTATAGATCTCGATGCAATATTAATTGGCATAAGAATTGCTACATACGGTGAAATGCTTGATATAGATACTAAAGTTCCAGTTACAGGAGAAGATAAAACATTTCAAGTGGATCTAAGAAAAATGCTTAATAGGTTAGTTACTGTTGATTATGAAGATGAAATAAGTGTAGGTGATTTTACAATTACTCTAAAGCCGTTATCCTATAGGAAGTTTACAGAAACTAGTTTAAAAACATTTGAAGAACAAAGAATTTTTAATACAGTTAACGATGATGAACTGCCAGATTCAGATAAGCTGGCTAGATTTGCAGAAAGTTTTCAGAAGCTAACTGATATTACAGTTTCAATGATGTCAAATGGTATTGCAAAGATAACTATCGGAGACACTGAAGTTACCAATCCAGATCATATCTCCGAATTTATCGACAACGTCGACAAAAATGTTTATCAAGATATTCTTGATCACCTTGATGCCCAAAGGAAAAAGTTTGCCATTGAACCACTACAAGTAACTTCTACTGAGGAAGATGTTAAAAAAGGTGCTCCAAAAACATTTGAAGTCCCAATTACATTTGATCAATCAAATTTTTTCGCATAAGGATCTTATCTTGGAGCGAAGCTGAGATCCTAGAAGAAGTCTCCAACATGCAAAATTTACAAAAAGAGCTCAAATCCGAAATACTTAAACTGTGTTGGTATATGCGTGGAGGAGTAACTGTAACTGAAGGTTTTAATCTCTCATACGAAGAGAGATCATTAATAGCAGATATTATTCAAGACAATATGGAAACTACAAAGAAAAGTGGATTACCTTTCTTTTAATTACAAGTTTATCAACTTCGTTGATAAATGTTTTCGCTTTCGCTCAAACAATGTTATTTAATTAGATAAAAGCAATATTACGAAGTAATATTGTGATACTTCATGTAGATTGTTTCAGTCAGACGGAACCTTCCGTTAGGTTCCATCATCTCGAAAACTTCATGTGAGTTCGTCACAGCCGAGACCGGAAATAGGTGTTTTCACTGTTCAATGGGCTCTGACCTTTCCCAACCTACGTCGACATCGCTTACGCTACCTCTTGCTTCGTTCCTATTGCAAAGAGTTTTTATGAACATTGTGGTTCTTGATTGATAGCAACAATCTATACCGACGGATACTGGAATGGTAATGGTTAACCTACATCAGTCCATTAGTATGTTACGTGTCCTATATTTCTATAGGGTTTTCCACAGTGGAATTACAAACTGGCCCACTAACCTTAAGTGCTATTTGTTTTGCCTTAAAGCCTTTATTTTTTCACGTGCCTGTTTTGTGTTTTCGTTATTTGCCAACTGCCTTTTTCTTAATTCATTTCGAGCAATAGTTTGTACTTCTCCACTAAACTTTTTAGAAATCCAAAGTAGATAACTAGTATCTAAACTTATAATAGGCTTTCCTTTGTGTTTTCCTTTTACTGGCCATAAATTTTTTTCCAGTAACCTATAATAGTCTTGTTTAGCTTCATTTTCCAAGTACTCTTCTCTGTTGTACTTGGCAATCTGTACTTCAGTTCTTGTTTTTTCCCAGTTTAGCTTTCGTGACATTTTCCAAAAGTGCCTTCTTCAGTTTTTCTGAACCGCCTACTCTTACATTAATAATACCATTATAGTATTCATCTGTTTCAAGTACACGCCTTTCAAATTGCTCTCTTGCCTCTAAGTAGGACATTTCGCCTCTACCTTTACAAAGATAAAGTATTTCTCTTGTAAATTTTTCTGCGCCTAATTCATTTACGTCTGCAATGAGCCTATCTGAACTTCCCCAATAGTCTTTCCAGTCGCTTTCTTTGTATCCACGCCTTTTATTTTTTTTGCCTTTGAGTGGTGGCTTGGTAGTTTTGAATTTTGCTAGTTTTTTGCCTACGTACTTTTGATTGTTAGTGGTATTAGTAATAAGATAAACAAATCCTTCGTACTCTTCTGGTATTATATCGATTTTTTTACCTTGGTATGTCCACTGCATCCTAGTACTTACCGATGCCTAATTTTTTTCGTCGCCTTTGTGAGTTATCCTTGTAGTTTGATGTTTATAATGTATTTCATCTGCTCTCATTTTAGCAAACGTCCTAATATCACGTAGTGCCTTTCTTACAGAACGGTGAGTACGCACAGAATTACGTGATTCAAATTTTTCATTTTCAGAAAAGTATTCTAAATATGCTTTTACTAGTTTGTCATGTACGTCATCAATGTGTTTCATTCTATTACATCTAAATCATTTGCATAGCTTGTATATCCATTTTCTTTTACAACTCTAAGCACGTGATTTACTCTTCCTATTAGTTCGTCCTTATGTGAGATAAGATAAATGTTCTTTTCTCGCTCTCTCCCCATCTTTTTCAAGATAGCTAAACTATTTTCAACTCCTGCTGTATCCATTCCACTGTCAATAAGTTCGTCTATGAATAATAAATTAACATTTTGGTATAAACTTTCCCAAACATCTCTAAAAGCAAAACTTAATCCAAGTATTAATCTATTTCTTTCGCCTCTACTTAAATTATCAAAGTCCAAATCCTGTCCTAACTGTGTAATTTCGACAGTTAAATCGTTTTGGAATATAACTTGATGTGGCAAACCAATTTTATCTAAGTAATATGTGAGTCTGTTGTTTAAATAAGCTAAGTTTTGATCAATAATCTTCTTACGAATAAAACTATCTTTGTTTGTTAGCAGTTTAAACAAAAACTCTTGATGGTCTTTGTAGCTTACTAGATCATTTACTGCGTCCCAGTTGACTTCTTGTATAGCAGTAGCGTTTAACTCGTCAATTTGTTCTTGATAAGGATTATTTTCTAATTCTGTTCGAGATAAAGACTCTTTTAAATTTTCAACATTGCTTCTATGTTCATAAGCTTCTTTTGCAGTTTCATAAAAAGTAGTTGGCTTGCCGTTAATTTCACCAATTTCATCTAATGCATCAACAACATCAGTGCATTTTGTGCTTATTTCTAGCTGATATGCTGTTGCATCTTCAAGTTCTTTAGTTTTTGTAGATAATATTTCTTGTTTTTTCTCTTCATTTAGAGGTTGATTACATGCATAGCATATGGCATTGTCTAGTCCTGCGATGTCTAAAGTTGCCTTTTCAACAGACTTGTCTGCACGTATTAGTGCAGGTTCTAGTGTACTTAATTCCTTTTTAAGAGCCAAAATAGAGTTGTTATGCTCAGTCCAATTTAATAACTTTTCGTGTGCAGTAAGTTCTGAATCAATATCTACCTTTTCTAATTCTTCAATTGCTGTGTTAAGCTTTTCACAGTCTTTTTTATGTTTTGCAGACCAAGCACGTTGTCTTTGTGCTAGTTGTTCTATACTTGCTTTTATTTTTTCATTAGAACTTTCTATAGCTTCTATTTTAAGTGTCTCTTGTGTGATTGCATCTTTGGTTTCTTTAATTTTATCCTTTAGTGAATTAGACTTTTCAGTTAAAATAGTAATACCAAGTAGTTGTTCAATAATTGCACGTTGATCGTTTTGCCGCATAGACAAAAAAGGCTCAGTGTACGTATTAAGTGCTACAATATGTTTGAACATATCGTGACTCATACCAAGTAATTCGTTAATTGTTTCTTGAGTTTTACGTGAATCGCCTTGCGATTCGTCAATTAGTTCTTGTTCTTGATCATTTATATAAAACTTTAGTAAGTTAGGGCCCCTGCCTCGCTCAACACGATAGTCTATACCGTCTTTCTCAAAATGTAGTGTGACCAACATGCCTTTGCCGTTAGTTTTATTAATGAGATTGTTTCTTTTGATATTTGTCAGCGCCATACCATATAATGCATAACTTAATGCATTAATTATGGTTGTTTTACCTGTGCCATTACGTGATCCGCTGTCATCACCTCCTTGATCTAAGTTTTCACCAAGCACAAGTGTAAGTTGTTGCTGATCAAAGTCTACTGCCTGAGTTTGATTGCCTACACTCATAAAGTTTTTAACTGTTAAATCTTTAATTTTTATCATTCGAGTCCGTTATAGATATCCATAAGGGTTACTTTATCAAAATCTACAGTATCTAGTTCTGCAATTTCACCGGCTACTATTTGATCTACACTAATAAATTGTGAAATATCTAAATCTGTTGACATTTCGTCAATTTGTTTTTGAGGGATCAGTGTTAATTCTCTACAATTGTAATCCTTTACAAACGTTTCTTTAATAAAACTTGCTTCTTCATAAGATATTGGAACATCTATAGTAACACGAAGGTACATTTTAGGTTTTATTAGTTCTTCTGTGTTTTCTAGTAATTGTCTTAGACCATATGTACGATATTTTGGACAATCAGGCCAATTAATATATTCGGGCTCTTTATTATTTTCTCTATCTAATATCATCATGCCTCGTTCATCATCACCTGCGTCTGCATAGTTGTGTGGAAAGGCATTTCCGATATAATTAATTTTTCCTTGATGCTGTCTTTTATGAAAGTGTCCGCTGAATACATATTCTTGATTTTTAAAATGTTCTACTTTAAGATCTCCGTGATCTGGCATTTTTACGAGTGCATTCATGTAAAAACTAGGAAGTTCAAAGTGTCCGAATAGATATTTTGCTTTTATATTGCTAATTTTTTTATATTCATCTTCAACTAACCAAGGAACTAGTGCAACATCTTCAACTACAGTAATTTCATCTACAAATGTTATTCCAGGAATATGCTTTGCAAACGCTGTACTGTTTACATCACGTTTATCTTTATAATATAAGTCATGATTACCATCAAAAAAGAAAAACTGTTCAAATGCTGAACCAAGTTTTTCCATTGAACGTATAGTCGCGTCCATTGTTGTTAAATTTAACGAATTTCTATTATGATGCCAGTCGCCACAAAAAATTCCAGTTTCACAACCGTTTTCCTTTGCAGTCTGAATGTACCAATCTATAAAATCTTCACAATCGTCGTTGTGTACACGACTATTCCCTTTTAAGCCAAAGTGGATATCTGTGAAGACAGCGGCTTTCTTAAACAAGTTCGATATACTCCAATCTACAGTAACATTATATAGTATTTTTGTACGGCTGTCAACCTCTATTTTGAAGTTGTTTTGTCGGAAAACACACTACTTGAGGCATCTTCGTTGCGTTTAACACTAGCTTCCCATTCACCTGCATGTTGCCTAGTGTAACTTGGATTGAGATCATTCATTTCTAAAATATCATCTCTAATGTTTTGATTGCGTTTTTCTATGTTTATTACTCTAACAAAGCTATTAGTTACCGCCGCAGTGTAGTATGCAAATGGATTTTGGCTTTTGGATTCGTCAAATTGTAAACCAATTTGGGTAAGTTGTAATATAGCCTGTCCACGCATTTCGTCATTGTAGGTATATCCACGCACATTGCCCCTTGTAGCATATCTTTCACATAGTTTTATCCACATCATTGCTAAATTATCAGTAGCTTTACCGTGTGATTTAGAATAATGTCCGTTTTCCATACCACCTACCCAATGACTTTTGCCAACAACTTGTAATTCACCGTTGTCGTTAAATTTATAATGTACAAAAGGAGGAAAATTTAATTTTTCTTTTGTATCAGCAATTGTTTTCGGAGTTTTCTTGCGTCCTGGCTCATCAGGTATGTGATCAAATGACATAACTCTAAAAATAAGCTCTTCTTTAGAAATAGTTGTATACTTTACTTCACAATCTGCCTGTTTAACTTTTTCGCCTGCCATCTTTCTAGTTTCATAAGCTAGCGTACTTAATTTTTTTGCCTTATTACGTTTAGCTTCTGCAATAGTACGAATATTAATCTTATCTACATCAGGTAATATAATATCATAGTTAGCATGCTGTGG